GCCAAGGGTGAATACATCTGTTACCTAGATGAGGATAATTGGTTGGAACCTACCCATATCGAATCCCTGATGAAGATTATGGAGACTGGTGTTAATTGGGCATACTCCTTACGAAAAATTGTTGACACAAGCGGTGAATATGTTTGTAATGACGACTGTGAATCACTAGGACTTTGGGAATCATGTATTGGTGACCAATTTGTTGACGTTGGCTGTTACTTCTTTCCAAAACAATTGGCTTTGCAATTAAGTCCAATCTGGTATAGAAAAGCAAGAGAACCTGGTGTTCCTGAAGTTGACAGAATGTTAATGCATGTGTTAAAATCACAAACTACATATGGTACTAACGGTGACTATACTTTGAATTACCGAACAGGCAATACACAATTGTCCGTACAAAAGGAGTTCTTCCTGAACGGTAATGAATTTATGAAACAGAAATATAATGGAGAATACCCTTGGCGAAAAAGAACCTAATCATTGGTGGTATCTTCAATTATGGAATTGACCAAATTAAACCTTGGGTCTTGTCCATTGAAGATACTATGCCTGATGCACATCGAGTTATGTGTGTCAGTAATATCAACCAGGAAACAAGAGACTGGTTAAAACAAAAGAAGTTTGAATTGGTTGAAATGCCACAGGCAAACATTCCAGTTCACGTACTACGATTCTTATCCATCTATGAATATTTACGTACACATTGGGCTAATTACAACTACGTAATTACAACCGATGTTAAAGATGTTATCTTCCAAAAAGATCCATTTAAATGGTTGGAAGCGAACAACATCGGTCGTTCAGGTATTAAGTTGGTTGCACCATCTGAAGCCATGTATTACAAAGATGAACCATGGAACAGAGATAATCTACGACAAGCCTATGGTGACTACTTCTACGAAACTCTAGGTTTCAAGAATATGAGAATCTGTTGTTGTGGTGTTATTGGTGGTGAATCTGAGTATGTTAAAGACTTGGTATTCAATATGTTTGCCAACGGCATCAACCGTCCTATTCCAATCGTTGACCAAGCGGTGTTTAATATGTTGATTAATACACAACCATACAAAGATGTGACCTATTCAGCACCAATGTCTACTGCATGGACATTACAAGCAGGCACGATGAACGACCCAACTAAAGTGGATGAATTCAGACCTTTCTGGACAGAAGTACCTCCTGTATTCAAAGATGGTAAATTCTTGACTGCCGCAGGAAATGAATTTTATATTATTCACCAGTACGACCGTGTACCCGAGTGGAAGAAATTTGTAGTGGAGAAATATGCCTAATATTAGTATTGTTACCGCATTTTATGATATCGGTCGTGGTGATTGGACACCTGATAAGGGTTTGCCCCACTACCTGCATAGAACAAATGAAACCTACATTGAACGTTTCTCACATCTAGCACAACTAGATAACGAAATCGTGGTGTTCTCCACACCAGAAATCATTGAGTTGTTGCAACCATTGAACACAAAGAATAACATTAAGTTTGTACATTTTGATATACTGAAACAATACGAACAGTTGCGTAATGTTATTGCCAGTGTTCAGAAAAACGATTCGTATCAAGCGTCAATCAACCCATATCAAAGATCCAATCCTGAGTATTGGAGTACTGATTATGTTTTGGTGAACTTCCTGAAAGCAACTTTTGTTAGTTTGGCTATCAAGTATAATCTGACCAGTAATGATTTGGTTGCATGGTTGGACTTTGGTTATTGCAGAACACCAGATAAGATTCCTGAGAGTAAATCTTGGTCGTATGATTTTGATGTAAACAAAATGCATTTGTTTAATTATAAAGACTATGATGGCCAAGATATCAAACAAGTTATTGCAAATAATGATGTATACATTCTAGGTGCAAAGATTGTTGGTGGTAAAACTGTTTGGCCACATTTTGAAGAACTGATGGCAAATCAAATGAAAACTTTACTAGAACAAACAATGGTAGATGATGACCAAACTTTAATGTTAATGTCAACGATTGAGAAACCGGAACTGTTTGAGTTCCATAGAATTCCAGACCACCAAAAAGGTCTAGATGCTTTTGTTATTTTCCAAGAGTTCAACAAATGAAACCACTCTTTCTAATTACCTCAGCACTAAACCCCTCTTATGGGGTTTTTTCTTTACGAGAACGACTAGAACAAACTCAAGGCACAATCAAATCTATAAGAGAACATGCACCTGAAGCGGATGTGTTTTTAGTTGATGTGTCGGTTAACAAGTTGCCGGATGAAATAAAAGCACAGATATTACCGACAGTTAATTATTATATGGACCTAAGTGATAATGAAACTATGAAACAATTATCATTAGGTCAAGCCAAAAGTCAATCTGAAGCATATATGACTTTATGTTTCTTGGATACACTAAAGGTGAATAACCTTGTTGAGAAATATGATAGAATCTTTAAGATAACCGGTAGAATGGAACTATATGAAGGATTTGATATATCGTCATACGATAATCTCAAAGGTAAGTATGTGTTCCAAAAACGTGTTGCAACTTGGATGTCAACACCTTACAAAGAATGTACACATCTATATAACACTAGGTTGTATTCTTTCTGTTCATCTTTGTTGGATACTCATATACAAACATTGAGTGGAATATTCGAATATCTGAATTATGTGGACTTGGAACATGCCATGTTCGCTAGAGTTCCACCAGAACTTGTTGTTGAATTCGACAAAGTATACAGCAAGGGACCTGAGGCATCCACTGGAAAATGGAATTACGACTGACGTATATATGGAATCCAACATTTCTATTTTTTGATGTTGGATTTGAGTTTTGATATAAATAAAAAAATTATTATTATGGTAAAAGGTAAAAAAATAGGTTTCTGTCTGTATGGTCTGTTGCGTGATTCATATCAAGGACGTGAAAATGTGCAAGATAAGGATTATAGACATTGTTGGCCAAACATATATCGTAATGTTATAGAACCCTATACGAAAGACAATGAATGTCTCATCTATATCTCAACCTATGAGACTACTGATGAAATAAAGAGTGAAATGATTGACCTGATTAAACCTGAACAGGTACTATACTCACAAAAGGAAGGTTCAACACCTTTCACCTCAAAAATAAATGCATTTGAATTGTTGAAAGACAAAGATTTGGATTTTGTCATTCACACCAGATTAGACTTGCATTTCACACAACCACTTATCAATCTGAATATAGAATATGATAAGTTCAATTTTCTTTTTCCCGAAATCAATCACTGGCATCTAGGTTACACAACAGACAACCTATACATGTGGCCATATCACATGACGAATGCTGTGGAAGATTCAATGAGAAAGACATATAGAGTTATTAGACCATACACTCATTGCACACATGGTTTACTCATTAAACTATCAGAATCATTAAATCAAAACGACATACATATTATTTCAGATAAACATGAATTGAGTACAGTTAATTCCTTCTACACAATTTGTAAAAAGGAATTGGGTTGCAATACACAAGGTATTCATCCTGAAGTGATTGACAGATTTAAAACATTTATAGACGTATGAATAAATTAGTAATTTTTGACCTTGATGGTGTCTTATTAGATTCTCGTGATTTACACTTTGACTCTTTGAACGAATCGTTACGTAAAGTTGGTGAACAGTATGTTATCGCACGAGAAGAACACCTCAGTAGATATGATGGACTGAACACAACAAAGAAGTTGAAGATGTTGACGGAAGAAAAAGGTCTTCCTGTTCAATACTATGACCAGATTTGGAGTGATAAACAAAAGGCCACATTTGATTTAATTCCCAATGCATACTTCAATAAAGATGCGTTACTTGCTATGGGTGTGTTGAAAAACCGTGGTTGGAAAATTGCAGTTGCATCAAATAGTATCCGTGAGACAGTTAAGATTGCATTACAATCATGTGGTGCATTACAGTTTGTGGATTACTTTGTCAGTAATGAGGATGTTTTTAATCCGAAGCCATTTCCTGAAATGTACTGGCAGTGTATGACTAAATTAAAAGCACTACCTAAAGATACAATCATTGTAGAAGATTCACACATCGGCCGAGAAGGTGCCATGAATTCTGGTGCTCACTTATATCCGGTTAAAGATGCATATGATTTGAAATATGACACTTTTATGGAATTCTGTAAAGAGTTTGATAGTGTCAAGAAGAAACAAGTACCATGGAGAAATAAGAAAATGAATGTTTTGATACCTATGGCAGGTGCAGGATCCAGGTTTGCACAAGCCGGTTATACTTTCCCTAAACCACTGATTGACGTAAATGGCAAGCCTATGATTCAGGTGGTTGTGGATAACCTGAATGTGGATGCACACTTTATCTTCCTGGTTCAGAAAGAACACTACGAAAAGTATAATTTACAGTCGGTTTTGAATCTAATTGCACCAGGATGTGATATAATCCAAGTTGATGGTGTGACTGAGGGTGCTGCATGTACCACACTCCTGGCGAAGGATTTAATCAACAACAATGAACCACTATTGATGGCAAACTCAGACCAATTTGTGGAATGGAACTCTAATGAATGTTTATACGCTTTTACTGCTGATAGTATTGACGGTGGTATCATTACGTTTGAATCTACTCATCCAAAATGGTCGTTCGCAAAACTCGGACAAAATGGTTTCGTTGAGCAAGTGGCCGAAAAGAATCCTATTTCTAACATCGCTACTGTGGGTATTTACTATTGGAACCGTGGTTCTGACTATGTGAAGTACGCAGAACAAATGATTGAAAAGAATATTCGTGTAAACAATGAGTTCTATGTTTGTCCGGTATTCAATGAAGCTATTGCTGATGGTAAGAAGTTTCGTGTAAAAAACATTGACCGCATGTGGGGCCTAGGAACACCAGAAGATTTGAGACATTACTTGGAACATCACAAATGATTTATATTGCACACCGAGGTCTAACACACGGACCAAGTAGAGAGTTGGAGAATCATCCGGCTCAGATTATGAAGGCTATTTCTGAAGGTTATGAATGTGAAGTTGATTTATGGGTTAAAGAAGGTCAGTTATTCTTAGGACATGACGAACCAACATACCAAGTCAATTATACATTCTTAGCTGGTCGTCCTTTGTGGATTCATGCCAAAAACCTGGATGCTTTGTACTGGTTGAGAAACAACCACAAGAAATTCAACTATTTCTGGCATGAGAATGACCGTTTCACTATGACAAGTGAAGGTTATATTTGGACTTACCCAGGCAACATCTTAACGAATCATAGCATTTGTGTTATGCCTGAGTGGAATCTACCACCAGAACAAATCACCAATTTCCAATCAAACTGTTACGGCGTCTGTTCAGACTACGTAGGTTTGATGAATAAAAACGTATAAATATAAATGGCAACCAAAGTGTGTTGCATATCTAGAGGTATAAATGAAATCGTTTCAACAGTTTATTGTCGAACAAGAAGATTCGGAAGAAGGTGCCAGTAGGCAAATTAAACATTTGACCCACGTGGAAGACCGTCACTTACAAAATGGAGAAAAAGGCGCACAACACGCCATGTCTTCTTTGGCAGCTGCAGCCGAACACATCAAACAAGGTAAAAAGACCTCTGAACTAACCACAAAATATGATGGTTCACCTGCAATTGTGTATGGACATCATCCAAAAACAGGTAAGTTTTTTGTCGCTTCCAAGTCGGCCTTCAACAAAACACCTAAAATTAATTACACACCAGAAGATATTGACAAAAATCATGGTCATGCTCCTGGTCTTGCACAAAAATTGAAGGATGCATTGCAACATCTACCTAAGGTTGCACCAGAAAAAGGTGTTTACCAAGGTGATATGATGTTCTCGGGTGATGACAAGAAGACTAACCGAGACAGTGTTTCCTTTCATCCAAACCCATCCGGTCTAACATATACTGCACATGGCCGACACAACTTGGCGGTCCGCAAAGCAAAAATTGGTGTAGTAACTCACCTTTCCTATCATGGTAAAGCTGAGAATCTGAACGCACACCATGAAGTTGACCACGAGAATTTCAACAAACATCCTGATGTATTCTCTGTGGATCCTAGAATGGACACCTCAAAGGTTCATTTCAGTAAAGAACAACAAAAACAATTCAACAAACATATGTCAGCTGCACAAGCAGTACATGATACTCATGGTGACGATATGTATGCTGGTACCAAAGCGCATCAAGGTGTGGGTGGTCCATTAGAAGCCTATATGAACCACACTGTTCGTACCGGTGAAGAAGCTAATCATAACAACTTTAAGAATTGGTTAGAAACCAAGAAGAATAAAGAGATTGATAAACTTAAAGTTGAAAAGAATAAGAATGCCAAGAAGGCTGAATTGAAAGCTGAGTTGGACAAGGTTGAACGAAACAAAAAACATTACAACAATGTATTCAAGTTACATGGACACCTACAAAAAGCAAAAGGTGTATTGATTGATGTTATGAATCAACACCAAGAGTTTCAACATGAACACGGCGGCGAAGCTGCAAATCCAGAAGGATATGTATTCCACCACGGTAAGGAAACAGATAAGTTTGTTAATAGAGCAGAGTTCTCCAGAAGAAATTTCGCAGGAATCAGAAACATATGAAAAGTTTTTTAGAAAAACTACAAGAAGACACAGCAACCCATTTGCCGGTTGTCATGGCCTTTGGCCGTATGAATCCTCCTACAATTGGCCATGAGAAACTGGTCAATAGGGTTCAACAAATTGCTAAAGATTACCATGCACCACACCACATCATAGTATCACATTCAACCGACATTAAGAAGAATCCACTGGATGTTAAAAGTAAGTTGAAACACACAAAGCGTTTCTTCCCTGGTGCCAATATTGAAAACTCCACCAAAGAACACCCAACATTCTTGCAACATGCGGCTCGACTACATGCAGCTGGTCACGACCACTTGGTGATGGTTGCTGGTTCCGACCGTGTAGATGAATATCAGAAGAAATTGGAACAATATAACGGAGAAGGTCCAGGTAAGTTATTCAACTTCAAAAAGATTGAGGTTAAATCTGCTGGCCAGCGTGATCCTGATGCTGAAGGTGCGGAAGGTATGTCCGCTTCTAAGATGCGTGAACATGCAAAGAACAACGATTTTGTGTCATTCAAACAGGGTGTACCTCAACACGTACCAGAGAAACACGCAAAGGAATTATTCCGTGATGTTCGTAAAGGCATGGGATTAAATGAGAACGTGAATCGTGGTTTGTTTAAGGCCATCTTTGTTACTGGTGGTCCTGGTTCAGGTAAAGATATTGTTATCCGTGAAGCGATTGCTGAACAAAAGGCCGTAGAAATTACTTCAACTCAAGCGTATAACTACTTGATGGATAAAGGAAATCTTGCGGAACAATCCAATGATTTCCGTAGAGAAGCCATACGTAAACGTGGTCCACTTGTTATTAATGGACCTGCGGATGACCATTCAAGATTCATCACCATCAAAGAAGAACTGGAAGAATTGGGTTATTCCACTACCATGGTCTTCGTTAACACAACAAATGAAGTTAGTCAATCCAGAAACGAAAAGTTGACCAAAATGATTGCTGAGTCTATTCGCCAAGAAAAGTGGGAACTGGCTCAAACTTGTAAAGAATCGTACAAACAGAATTTCACTAATTTTATTGATTTGAATAATAGTGATTCTCTGGAAACGATAGAGGAAGATATCACAGAAATATATCACCAGTTGAATATGTTTATTGATGATAACACCTATATGTCAGAAGCATACCGTTGGATGGAAACCCATGGTAAGCTAAATAATAATCATGTTATAGTTAAGGAAACTAACAATGTTCAAAAGAATTTTAGCTTTGTTCAAAGGCTCAAAGAAAGTAGAAACACCAGAATTGTCAAAGGCTCAACAGGACGAGCAGAAGATTTTGGCAGTATCGTCCCAGATAATCGAAAAATCGGAACCGACCAAGACCAAATCAAAGGTCCACTCCGTGTCCGAAAAGACCCAGCCGAAAAAGGACACTCCGGTGGCGCCTGGTCAGGAGTCTATGAAGAAACAAACCCGCACATCCAGAAGTTCCCAGAGCCGAAAGAAGCGAACTTCACCAAAGACGCAGACAAAATCAGACGTTTAAGAAATGGTGACAAATCCAATTCAGCAAATCGTGTCGGCACACCTTCAGGTGTTGGACCAGAATACGATTCTCGTGCTGGAGGCCAAGGTGCCGCAGCGGGTGCTGGATTGGGCAATCAAACATATAGTGAGTGTGTCGGTCCAACAGCAAGTAATGCGGATGTTGTCAACTTTGCTGGTATTGCAGGTGGTCCAAAACCTAATCCATTGGAATCTGGACCAAAAGACTTTAAGAAGTTCAGAAGAAATATTAAAGAGACAAAAGGTTTCCAAAATGAACCAGAATCTGGTTTTGTTGGAACTTTGAGTGGTTCTGATAATAAAGAACCGATGGAGAATCCAAAAAACAAGGTGGGATACACCTATGATACAATAAGAAAAAGAAAGAAGGCGGTGTAATATGTCAAAATCATTAAAACAATTCAAAGAACAGTATAATGACCATTCCATCTTTGAACAGATGGTACAAGAAGTTTTATCTAAGGATGCTGATGCAGGCACATGGATTAAAGACTTTGTTAATTCTGACAATCCTAAGTTTGCTGGTAAATCTAAAGAACAACGTAAGAAACAAGCTCTTGCAGCATATTACGCAAAACAACGTAATGAAGAAGTTGAGTCAGTGGATGAATCTTTAAAAGGCAATCAAAAGAAGATTGACAAAAACCACAATGGCAAAATTGATGGTCAAGACTTCAAAATTCTTCGTGGTGAAAAGAAAACAAACGAAGAAGTTGAACAAGTTGAAGAAGGTTGGGATGATATGGTTAAGGCTGCGAAAGACAGCGTTAAATCTGGTCCTAAACCATCTGGTGGTTCCGGTGTGAAACAAGGCACACGTTATGGCGGTGGAAAACAAACTTCCAAACCAGAACAAGAAGAAGACAAAGAAGAACCTAAAAAAAAAGTAAATGAAGGTAAGCATCCGGAAGACGACAGTGTTCCGTTTGCACCTCCATATAATACAACATCTTCTCCAGAGTTCGTTAAAGACAAATCTGGTGCAATTCATACACCAATGTCAAGAGCAAAAAATCTTGCACAATTGGCCATGAAAAAGATGAGAAAAGAATTAGGTCAAAAAGGTAAATAATATGTCACAGTTTGATAAAATCAAAAAGACACTGCAAGAAACACCCCTATTGAATCGTTATTTGAAATCAAGAGGTATCAACCCTGATTTTGCGACTAAGGATCAAAAGGTTGCACATTCCAAGACTGCACAGTTTAAGACTTGGATGATGCACCACATCAATGATAATGTGATGGAAGCTGTAGATAAGAAAGACACAATAACTTTCGATATTCCATTGTTGATTCGTGTTCTTGAGTTTGCTCGTGAAGATTTGAAGTCTGATATCAACCTACACAAGATGGTTGAACGCTTGTTGAATATCCGTGGTAAGGGTACTCTGTCAATGAACGAATATGGTGTAATCGTCAAGGAAGAAGTTGAATCACTTGACGAATCATCTTTGCAAACCTTGACTGCATACATGGAAGCCAAAGAAGCAAACTATGGTGGTGATTATCAGTCCACAGTATTGCGTGTCAAAGAAATGGCCAAGAAGAAACCGGTTGATATGAAGTCTCTTGCTGCTCGTATGCAGGCATCATATGCAAAAGATGAAAAGAAACCTGTTAAAGAAGACATTTCTCGCCGTGGTGTGTTGAAAGGTATCTTGGGTGCTGCTGGTGCAGGCGCAGCCGGTAAGGCTTCCGCTATTGCTGGTGCGTTCCCTAGTCCTAGCACTCGTGCAAAATGGGCAAAGGATGCTGAAGAATCCAACAGAAATGAAGCTAAGCGCCAAGCAGAAAAGAAAAAGAAAGAACTTGAGGATAACACCAAAGAAGTCGAGAGACAACAAAAGATTAATCATCACTCTTTGGCAAATGAAGAAGTTAATAAGAA